GTGGCAATGAGAGTTGGGCAGGTGTTCCGATGGATAAACTATGTATTTTGGTGGCTTTGTTATTGGCGGGTTGTGATATGAAACTGTCTAAATACTTTGATTCGCGTGAGTTAATTTTTAGCAAGATTGCAGAAGAAAACGGCATAGACAATATGCCCGACGATAAAACATTGGAAACGCTAAAATACACGGCAAGCCAGTTAGATAAAGTTCGTGAATTGCTTGGAAAGCCTGTTAATGTTTCTAGTGGCTATCGGTGTTTACAAGTCAATCGGCGCATTGGTAGCAAAGATACATCGCAGCATTTGAAAGCTGAGGCAGTGGATTTTAAGTGTGAATTGTTTGGCAGTCCGAAAAAAGTATTTGATAAAATTAGAGAAAGCGATATTAAGTTCGACCAGTTGATTTTAGAGTTTAATTCTTGGGTGCATATCTCGTTTGTTAAAGAAGGCGGGCGGCGTGAGTGTTTAATCATTGATAGATTTGGAGTCGAAAGAGTTTAAGAACATCCAGCGCACGGACGCGCATTGCCATCGTAACTGATGGCTTTTTTATTGCCTAAAATTTACGATGTGATATATTGAACATATCTATCGGAGTGTTAGCGTGTGAACAGATTAAAAGAGCCGTCAAGTTTTGCAGGGTTGGCACTAATTTTTAATGGTATCTCGGATTGCATGACGGGAAACTATCAAAGCGGTGTACCAAGTATTGTTTTAGGATTAGTTGCGGTTTTCAAAAAAGAAAGCGGTGCAAAATAACATGGCCGAAGCATCTCAACACATCGAAAATGGGTTAAGCATGGCAGCCATAAAAACATCGCCTCCTGTTATTGTCACAGGCATGACATTGGCAGGAATACAATTACAAGACTGGCTAATCATGGCAACAATACTTTATACAGTTATACAAATAATTATTGCACTGCCAGAACTTAAAAAGTCTTTTAACGAGTGGCGCGACAAATGAAAGCACTAAAACTGTTTTTACAACTATGCTTAATATCAGGTATTTGTGTAATAATAGGATTTGGGTGTTGGATTGGTTATTTGTTGTGGTGGATTGTTAAGGGGATGAGATGAGTAAATACTCGCTAGAAGTGGCTAATGATATTTGTGAGCGTGTTGCCAACGGTGAAACGCTTCAAGTCATTGCTGACTTTTACGATGTGAGTATTGGGACGATATTAAATTGGGTGACAAAGAGGGATAATGCTGATAACTACGCACGCGCACGCGAAGCTGCTTCTGACCTTTTCGAGTCTAAAATTCTAAGCCGTGTTGAGTTAATCACACCTGAAAGCGCGGCGGCTGACCGTGTTGCAATTGACACGCTAAAATGGATTGCAGCAAGACGTTCGCCTAAAAAATACGGCGACAAAATAACACAAGAAGTTACTGGCGCGAATGGTGAAGCGATTCAGCACGCAGTCAGTATTAAGATAGAGTTTGATGATGAGTGAGCTTGTTGCCAAGTTCCCACCTAAAACACGCTTTTTATTCAAACCATCACGCTATAAAGTTTTGTATGGTGGTAGGGGGTCATCTAAAAGTTGGTCAATGGCCAGAGCTTTGTTGTTAATGGGTGCAAGCAAAAAGCTACGCGTTTTATGCGTTCGTGAAGTACAAAACTCTATCGCTGAGTCAGTCCATAAGCTGCTATCACAACAGATTGAAGCATTAGGCTTACAATCATTCTACGAAATCCAAAATACAACCATCTTCAGCAAAATAAACGGCACTGAGTTTATCTTTGAGGGTATCAAGCACAACATCACTAAGATTAAGTCGATGGAAGGCATTGATGTGTGCTGGGCGGAAGAAGCTGAGGCCATCAGTGATATGTCTTGGGATGTCCTTGTCCCCACTATTCGTAAATCAGGTAGCGAGATTTGGATTAGCTTTAACCCTAAGTTCGACGACGATGCAACGTACGTCCGATTCGTGAGTAATCCACCTGCTAACTGTATCGCCATTAAAATGAATTGGACTGACAACAAATACATATCACAAGAATTGATTGATGAGAAAAACGACTTAAAAGAGCGCGACTTAGATAAGTATTTGTGGGTGTGGGAAGGCCATTGCTTGAAAGTATTAGACGGCGCGGTCTATATGGATGAGATGCGAAAGATGCGCGATGATGGCCGTATATCAAATGTGCCTTACGAACCGTCAAAACCCGTCTATACGTTTTGGGATTTGGGATTTGGTGATTCTACGGCGATATGGTTTGTACAAATGGTAGCGATGCAGTATCGCGTTATTGATTACATCGAAGATAATCGCAAGAGCATTGATTATTATGTACGAGCTATACAGTCTAAGCCTTATGTTTTCGATCGTCATTATCTACCGCATGATGGCCGACACGCTAACTTAGCAACAGGTAAGACCATACAAGAGATTGTCGAAGGCTTTGGTTTGCGCGTCGAGATTGTGCCGCAAATTGGCATTGATAACGGCATTAACGCGGTGCGTATGGCTATGCCGAATGTTTGGATAGATGAAAATAAGTGCAAAGAAGGGATAAAAGCCTTAGAGTATTACCATTACGAAACGGACAAGAACGGCAACAGGCGAAACATACCAGCTCACGATTGGTCAAGTCATGGCTGCGATGCGTTTAGGTATATGGCTGTTGCGTTCAAAGAATCAGTAAAGCATAAGCCAATTAAAAAGGCTTACGTTCAACACGGCTGGATGGGTTAATAATTTATTTATTGTCGAGACGACAACATGAAAGACCAAGATTTATATAAGCAGTTTTGCGACACAATCAAAGCGGATATTGACGCTAAAAGCGATGAACGCGATTTGATGCGCGATGACCAAAAGTTCGCGGCAGGAGACCAATGGCCTGATTTAATCCGCAAAGGTCGAGAGTTATCGGGGCGGCCAATTCAAACGATTAACCGATTACCAGCGTTTATTGACCAGATTGTAGGTGATGCGCGTCAGAATAAGCCAAGTATTAAAGTCCACGCTGGAGAAGATGGGGACGAAGATATTGCCGCAATTTATGACGGCCTTATTCGTGCTATTCAAAATGAAAGTAATGCTGACTTTGCTTATGATACTGCCGTCGAGAACACGGCTTGCTTCGGCTTTGGCGCATGGCGTGTTAAGACTGATTACGAGTCAGAAGATAGCTTTAATCAGATTATTTGTATTGAGCGTATCACTGACCCATTAGCTGTGTACTTTGATAAAAACGCAGTATTGCCCGACTACAGCGATGCGCGTCATGTGACTGTGCGCGTTAAGTTGACGAAAGATGAGTATAAGGCGAGATGGCCTAAAAAAGAGGAATCCGACTATAACTTTGACGACTTCACATCGGACTGGATTGTCGATAAAGACCAAGTGATTGTCGCTGAGTATTGGCACAAGGTTGGCGAAAAGGCAACGCTATACGCTGTGCAAGATTTTGAAGGCAATACGACAGTTACACTTGAGAAGCCAGAACAAGGTTTTAATGTTGTCAATCAGCGTGAGACGACCATCACGAGAATTAAGTGTTGCATGATGAGTGGTGCAGGTATTCTTGAAACGACAGACTGGGCAGGAAAGTATCTGCCCATTGTTGGCGTAAATGGCAAAGAAGATTTAGTTGACGGCAAGCGCACATTACGCGGCTTGGTTCGTTTCGCTAAAGACCCTCAAAGAATGTACAACTACTGGCGGACGATTGACACAGAACAAAAGGCATTAGCTCCGAAAGCTCCTGTCTTAGTAACTGCTAAGCAGATTGAAGGTTATGAGCAGCAATGGCAAGACAGCTTAACGTCGAACGCTCCGTATTTAGTCGTTAATGACGTGCCTAATGCTAACCGCCCTGACCGTATTAGCGCAGGCATTATAGACAAGGGCGCGAATGAAGCGGCGTTAATGTGTGTTGACGAAATGAAGTCAACGACAGGCATTTTTAGCGCGTCACTTGGAGAACAGGATAACGAAAAGTCGGGGCGTGCTATTCTTGCACAACAGCGCAAAGGTGACACAGCCAATTTTGCATACATTGATAACATCGCTCGAGCTATCAAGTGGACGGGTCGTATCATTATTGACCTGATACCTAAAATCTACGATGCGGCGCGTGTAGTGTCAGTCATGGGTAGCGATGGCAGTAAAAAGCTAGAACGCATCAATCAAGTAGTCATGCAAAAAGGCGAACCGAAAAACGTTGATTTGACTGTTGGTAAATATGACTTGGTAGTCACTCAAGGCGCAAGCTATGCTACTAAACGAATTGAAGCGTTAAATTCCATGGTCGAAATTTCCCGTGTCTATCCTGCGATTATGCAGATTGCAGGCGACTTGATTATCAAGGCTATGGACTGGGACGGCGCAGACGAGATTGCAGAGCGCATGAAAAAGATGTCACCGCCACAACTTCAAGACCACGAAGGCGAGGACGGCGAACAGAAACAACTACCGCCCGAAGTGCAGCAAATGATTGAGCAGGGAAAGCAACAGATTGACGAAATGTCAAAGCACATTCAAATGCTGGAAGCTGAAAAGGACGACAAAGACGATGAGTTAAGACTCAAGAAATATGAGATTGATGTTAAAGCTGAGATTGAGTTCGCAAAACTTGCGAAAGATGCGGGCATGAGTACAGAACAGGTTATGCAGCTATTAAATGCAGCATTGGCTAATGCCGCTCAACAGCCTGAGCTACCCGAAGAAGGCGAAACATACCAACACGAACAGCAAGAAGTTTTCGACCCAATGGCTGAGCAAATGATGCAGCAAGAACAGCAACAAATGCCGATTGATACGGGTGGTGGCGGCGATATGTCGGGTGTACAATTGCCTGACTTACAACAAGATGATGAGGTGATGTGATGCGCGAAAAACAGAAAGAACAAAACATGGCGACTTCTGATCAGATAACAGAGTTACCATTAACACATAAGCAAATAACACGCGGCGTGCTTGAGTTTATCAAAGGCAAATTAAAAAAACCGTCAACTGTTAGAGAGCCTGTAAAATATGGCCAATCATAATTTGACTAAATACCTGTTATAGATTATGTTTATGTCACTGTTACTAGACAGTTCAAAAACTAGGTCGCCGTGATGGCGCGTGTAAATCCGATTCAAGGAAACCCAATCCCATGAGTGATAATACTCAGTCTGATGTCGTTGTGGATTCATCACCACAGGTCGAAGTAGTCGAGCCAGTTGAGGCTGAAAAGGTAGAAACAGAAGGTGAACAGCCAGAAGTTAAGACCGAAGAAGCCGAAAAAGAACCCGACGAAAGCAGCCTACCCGAAGGCGTTAAAAAGCGCATTGATAAAGTTACTCGTCAAAAGTACGAAGCAATTGCAGAAAGCAATCGTCTTAAAGCCGAAATTGAGCAACTACGGGCGCAAATTGCACCAAAGCAAGAAGCACCTGACATTAGCCAATTTGACACTTTAGATGATTATGTTGAAGCAGTCGCAGAGTATAAACTTAATCAGAAAACGCAGGCCACGCAAAGCCAACAAGCACAACAAACCCAAGCACAGGCACAAGCTCAAGATTGGGTTAGCAAAGTTGACAAAGTGCGTAGTATTGCACCTGATTTTGACGCAGTTTTTAACAATGTAGCGAGTATTGAGTTTGCACCGATGGCACTTGAAGCCGTTGCACAACATCCGAAAGGCGCAGAGATTGCGTATATGTTAGGCAAAGATGTTTCAGAAGCGTATCGGATTGCTGCATTACCGCCAAGCCAACAATTAATGGCGATTGGTGAGATTGCAGCACGCACAAACGTACCAAAAACCAAGACGGTATCGACCGCGCCTGCTCCGATTAAGCCTGTCACTGGCGGCGCGTCATCTAACACGCCCCCCACTGACATTGATGAGTGGATGAAGTGGCGAAACGACCAATTACGACAAAAGAAACGCTGAGAAGCGTTAAGAGAGCATCATCATGGCTAATAGCATTTTAACCCCTAGTATTATCACTAAAGAAGCGTTAAGAATCCTTCACGCACAATCTAACTTTTTAACCAAAATTAACCGCCAATATGATAGCCGCTTTGCTGTCAATGGCGCGAAAATTGGTACTAACTTAGATGTTCGTTTACCCAACAAATTTACTGTGCGTACAGGTTCGACTTACAGCGCACAAAACATGGTTGAGCGTAAAGTATCGTTACCAGTCGCAACGATTAAAGGCGTGGATTGTACGATTACTGATACCGAATTGACCATGAGCCTGAACGATTTTAGCGAGCAGTTCCTCAAGCCTGCTATGAATCAATTAGCCTCCGACATCGAATACAGTGCAATGTTGTCGATGTATAAATCAGTGCCGAATACTGTTGGTACTGTATCAACGCAGATTGATTACAAGAAGTTCCAGCAAGCAGGCCAAAAGCTAACCGAAAACCTTGCGCCTAGCTCTGACCGTACATTCTTGTTAAACCCATCGAGCCGTGTTGAGTTCTCCGATGCTGTCAAAGGTTTATTTCAAAGCTCAAGCAACATCGACGACCAATACCGTGAAGGCATGGTAGGCCGCACAGGTGGATTTGACGTGTTTGAAAACACTATGGTTCCAGTGCATACAACTGGTACATACGGCGGAACTCCATTAACAAATGGCGCGACCCAAGGTTCTACTGGTGCTGATAACGCTTACATTGCAACATCGTCAATCATCACTGACGGATGGACAAGTGGCGGCACTAGCTTAAAGGCTGGTGACAGCATCACTTTCGCAGGTGTGTATGAAGTCCATCCTGAGACTAAAGTTAGCACTGGCGTGTTGAAAAAATTCGTTATTACAACTGACGTATCAGACACAACTGGTGCAATCACAATGACTGTATCGCCTGGCGTTATTGCTGGTGGTGCTTATCAGAATTGCTCTAACCGTATTGCTGATAACTCTGCAATCACTGTCTTAGGTACAAGTGCGACTGCTTACGGTCAAAACTTGGCTTTCCATAAAGATGCGTTTACCTTTGTTAGTGCTGACTTGGATATTCCAAAAGGCGTTGACATGGCTGCGCGTGAGCGTTTCGGCAACATCTCGATGCGTTTTGTTCGCTGGTTTGATGGTGATGCAGGCGAATGGAAATCTCGCTTTGACATCTTGCATGGCATGGCTGCGTTATATCCTGAGTTGGCGTGTCGTTTAGTTCACCAATTGTAATCCCCCATGACTCAAGGATGAGTCTCTAATTTTGTAGGTGTAGCATGGTTACTGCTGATTTAATTCGCGCCACGCTGCGCTTAATCGGTGCAATATCTTCTTCTGAAACTCCAAACGCTGACGAATCTAGCGATGCTTTAGAAGCGTTAAACATGATGCTGGGCTCATGGGGCGCGTCTCGCTTCTTATCTGCATCAACTGGAAAGGTCACTAAGACCATGACAGGTGCAAGCTCTTACACCATCGGCGTAGGTGGTGACATTGATACTACCCGTCCGACTGCTATTTATAACGCGCATTGGACATTAGGCGGTCAAGACTACCCACTATCATTTTTAGATTATTCTGATTATCAAGACATTGGCATCAAGTCTATCGGTTCAATTCCTGAGTATATTGTTCTCAAGCCAGATAATCCTTTATCGACTATTTATTTATTCCCTGTACCTGCTAACGGCACTTTGACGCTTGATAATGTGCGCCCTGCTACTGAATTAACCCTTGCCGACGATTTGCCATATCCACCAGAATGGATACGCGCGTTAAAGTTCAACCTTGCAATTGAGTTATCGCCTGAGTTTGGTTTTACTATATCACCCGAATTGGCTTTATTAGCTCAAGAATCAAAGGCGATTGTTATGAGGTCTATGGTGACAGTGCCATTAGCACGTTTCGATGCGTTACTGCCAACATCAAACAATCAAGTAAGCTCTCGTACATTCATCGCAGGCGGTGGATTCTAATGAAATTTAATTTTCTAGGCGGTCAGCATAAAGGGTTTAGCCCGAATCAAAACACACAAGAAACCGTTAATATGTTTCTTGAAGTTGACTTGTCAGAAGACGATAACAAACTGACTTTGTATCGTGTCGATGGCAAAATAGCGTTCTTGACTCTACCGACTCAGCCAGTTTACGGGATGTATGAGTTTAGAGAAATTCTATATGTGGTAGCAGGTGCGTACCTTTACAAAGTGCTAAACGACTTTAGCTACACGACAATCGGCGCATTAGATTTATCATTTGATACAACAATAGCGGCTAATAATGCTGGGCAAATTTGCTTCAATAGTGGTGTGACTAACAATGCTTATGTTTATAATACGTCAACGCTGGCACTCACTCAAATAACTGACCCTGCGTTCTACGGTTCGCCCCGTGTTGATTATTTAGACGGCTATGGCGTTTTTGTGCGTCCTAATAGCCAACAATTCTATATTTCAGCGTATAACGACTTTTTAACCTTTGATGGCTTAGAGTTTGCGACAAACGGTAGCGACCCTGATAATTTAGTGACGTGCATTGTTGACCATCGGGAGCTTGTATTGTTTGGCAGAAAGGCCGCAAGTTTTTGGTATGTCACAGAAGGCCAAGAGTTCTCGCTTGCTCGTCGCCAAGGCGCGGATATGGAGGTAGGCTGCGCGGCTGCTTTATCGGTGGCTAAACTTGACAATAGCGTATTCTTTTTAGGTGGCAATGCTTACGGTCATGGTATTGTTTACAAGCTAAATCAATACTCACCACAGATTATTTCTAATCGCGGTATTGAATATCTAATCAATACCCTTTCTCGTATTGATGACGCATTTGCTTATACTTATCAAAAAAACGGCCATGGCTTCTATGTGCTGACATTCCCTACTGATAACAAAACGCTCGTTTATGATGCGTCAATTCAAGACAATGATTTAGCTTGGTCTGTGCGTGAGACATACGGCTTAGGGCGCGATAGAGCGTCATGCTATGCTTTCGCATTTGGTAAACACTTGGTCGGTGACTTTGTTAGCGGAGTTGTTTATGCGCTTGATGAGGATGTCCACACAGATGCAGGCTTGCCGATAGCGTGGAGTCGTACCACAGCGCACATTATAAGCGACTATAAGCGCGTTAAGCATAATGAAGTTGTCCTAAACTTTCAAACGGGAGTAGGCCTAGAAGATGGTAGTGACCCGTTAGTCTATCTCACATATAGTGATGATAGCGGCCATAATTACATTACTCCTTGTGAGGCTAGTCTTGGTGTTATTGGTCAACGCAAGAACCGCGTACAGTGGGCTAGGCTTGGAAATGCTAGGGACAGAGTTTATAAAGTATTTGGTAGTGCGCCTGTCAAAACGGTTTTAATGGGTGGCTATATTGATTTGAAAGTAGGTGCAACATGAGTAAATTGGCAAGCCCTGCTACGCTTGATACGACTGACACAAGGGCATTTCGCACATGGCTTTACAATTTATGGCAGACGATTTTCTTTGTCGCGCCCCATGTTCACGTCTCCACAATATCAACAAAGACACTTAAAACTGGTGCTGGCACGCTTAAAAGCATATGCGTCAACATCAAAAGTACAGGCGGTAGCGTGGTTAATGTTTACGATGCCTTATCAGTGACTGGCACGCCTATTGTGACATTAAACACTGATACAAGCTTTGGTGAGTTAGTCTACAATAAAGTCTTTAGTGTCGGTTTAACAATTGATATTGTTGGCGGTACTGCTGCTGATTTGTTGTTCGTGTTTAATTGATATTTATGCTATAAATAGTGGTATTTACTGTCGTGATGACAGCGAGGTTAGAATGACACACGAACAAAGCCTACACGCTCACTTAATCGGCTTAAAACTGTCTGATTGCGCTATCAATTGGCTATTGATTGTGTGGCGCATGATGCAAACATTTGATGATTTTGCAGACCATGACGAAGTCACACGCGATAGATTAGACACCCTCATTTTTGACTCATTCGTGAGTTATTCCAGTCATCCGTTTTATTTAACACACTGCCAACAACTCACGCCAGTCTGTGCCAATGTTTTTTTTAAGTGGAAAGCGTCAGACACGGCAGAACGCTCAGGTTTTGTTAGTGAAACATCTTTTGTGTGGCGTGCGGCGTTTTATGATTTGATTATTGCCGCGATGTTTATCGAGCTGGGCAGAGAATACACGACAGAAAACAGTCATTTAATAATGTCGTTGTACGGTGAAACGTATAGCAATTATGTAGGGGAATTTAATCATGCCTAACCCATTAGTGGCAATGACTGGCGGATCGTTAGTTAGCGGCGCATATAACGCAAATCAGGCTCAAAAGGCTTCTAAAGCACAGATTGAGGCTGGCGATCGTGCGGCATTGCTAGAAAAAGAATCAGCAGACAAACAGCTTGAGCTACAGCGTCAGATTTGGGAAAAACAGCAAGCCGACTACAAGCCATATTTAGAGCAAGGCACATGGGGCATCAATCGTTTAGGCGATTTAATGCGTAATCAGATTGCTATGCCACAAGCGCAACAAACATCACAAAAAACAGCGCAAACAGGCGGGATATTGTCAAACCTTGATAGTGTAAATTGGAATAAAGGTAACGGTTTTACATCCGCACCTGCAAAAACACTCGCAAGCATGAGTGATGTAAATTGGGGTAATGGGTTTGGTTCTGCCGCGCCTTTAGGTTTTGGGTTAAACGGCACGAACATATTAGGAGACGGTACTGCAACCGCATCACAGCCAGTCAACCCGTTAATCCCTAATTATGATGTAATGAATACTGTTCCTGGTTTTAGTAGGCCAATAACGCAACAACCTAAAACACAGGTACAAATTCAACCGCCACCACAAACACAGTATCAAAATAACGCAAATGGCGGTTTTCTTAATAACCCGTTTGATAGTTATCTTGCAAGTAAGGGCGTTACTGACAACTTCGATAGCTATTTGAAAAACAAGGGTGTTACTGATAATTTCGACGGTTATCTAAAGAGTAAGGGCGTTACTGACAACTTCGATAGCTATCTGAAAAGCAAGGGCTTGGCTGGCGGTCAATTTGACACAACAAACCCTGCCTATCAGTTTCAGTTAAAGCAAGGCCAACAAGCGTTAGACCGTTCAAGCGCGGCGCGTGGCATGGGTGCAAGTGGCGCACAAATGAAGGCGGCTCAACAGTTTGGGCAAGGTTTGGCAAGTCAGGAATACGATAAACAATACACCCGTGCAAATGAAGCATTCACGAATGATTACAACCGTGCAAGCGGTCAATTCACGAATAATTACAATCGTGCAAATGAAGCATTCACGAATGATTACAACCGTGCAAGCGGTCAGTTCACGAATAATTACAATCGTGCAAATGACGCTTTCACGAATGATTACAATCGTGCAAGCGGTCAGTTTACCGACTATTACAACCGCTTAGCAGGTTTGTCACAAGGTGGTCAACAAGCGGCAGGTTCAATGGCTCAGGCTGGCAGTCAGTACGCTAATAACGCATCTAATACGTTTGGAAACTTATCTAATGCACAGACTGGTATTTTAGGCCAACAAGCCAACGCTAGAGCTAGTGGTTATACTGCCAACGCTAATGCTTTAAACGGCACGCTAAACAGTTTGACGAATCTTTACGGCATGAGTAAATGGGGTAAATAATGGCTTTTCAAATTGACCCAAGCATTCCGTTGCAGGCAAACAAAGTACAGTTTGACCCTGCGGCGATTCTCATGCAAGCGCAACAAAACGGTGCGGCATTAGAGAAACATCGCTTCGAAATGCAGAAATTGCGCGAAGATTACGACTTAGCGAAAGAGAAACGCGCACAAGAGAAGAAGATGCAAATGGGGATTGCTTCGGACTTGGCAGGGATTCAAAGCGGTACGCCTGCACAGTACGCGCCTATGACTTATCAGCAAGTGCCACGTCAAGGACAAATGCCACAAGGCATGACTGGCGTGCTTAGGTCTGAGCAAGGCCAACAAATGCCACAACCTCAGGCTTTTGGCGAAGAAATCTTAAACGGTGACTTCGGTATTGGTGGCGGTGAAGTTACGCAAGAAGCCGTTGCAGGTCGTGAGCCTGTGCCGATTGACTTTCTAAAGTCTGCGTTAAAACAGTCAATGCTTAATCGTGATTATGACAACGCGCTCAAGTTTCAAAAAGCGATACAAGAAACAGAAAAACAGGCGACTAAATGGGGGATGAATCCAACTAAAGGCATTAACGAAAAAGGACAGCCTGATTACTTTGTTGTCAATGAATTAGGGCAAAAACAGTTCTTGGGTGTAAATCCTTACGAAGCTCCGAAAGAAGCAAAAACATCTTTAGTAAAAACATCTAAAGGTTTTGAAGTTGTGCGTGATGGTGAGTTGCCGAAAGGGACTCCACCTGTTGACGCTCCTACACCTGAAAAGCCGATGTCAGGCTATCAAAAGATAAAGCTAGAGGGTGATTTACGAGACGACTACAGGAAAGATAGCTCTAATTTTGTTGAAATATCAAGACAAGCTAGGATCATTCAAGACAGCTTAAAAGATGACTCTGCTGCTGGGACTTTAGCTAGTGCCACTGCATTTATGAAAATGTTAGACCCAGGGTCTGTTGTACGTGAGTCAGAATTAGCAATGGCTATGAAAACAAATGGCGCACTTGATAGGATGGGTAACTATATAAATGTCATCCAATCAGGCAAAGTTTTGACAGCTCAACAAAAAGCAGACTTTGCAAAACTTGTAAAATCGTATTCTGAGGCATCAAACGAAGCACAAAGAAACCTTAACAAAAAGTACAGTCAAATAGCAAGCGAGTACGGTTTAGACCCTAAACGGATTGCAGTGTATGACGTTGAAAAGGTCGACAAACCAACAACCATCAATCACGGCGACACATTAAGCGAATTACCGCCTACAGCACCAAAGGGCGCAGTTGCTAAAAATGCACAAACTGGCAAGCCTGAATACATCTTTAACGGCACTAAATGGATTCCTGTCGGAGGTTCTAAATAATGGCCTATATCATTGAGTTGCCAAAAGCTGACAGGGCAAAGGGTTATGTTATCGAAGATCCCATTGAATCAGTTAAGCAACAATACACTGCTGAATTAAAACGACCTAAAGCCACTGATGATATGTCAGGAGGTCAAAAGTTTTTAGCAGGTGTCGGTCAAGGGATGCTGCAAATACCACGCGGTCTAGGTCAGTTGTCAGGTGCTTACTCTCAACAACAAATTGATGAGATGAAACGCCAAGACGCTGATTTAATGGCAACTGGTGCTGGTGGCCTAGGCTCGTTTACTGGACAAACTGCTGTAGGGTTAGCTATGCCGATGAAAGTACCAATGATTAGCAATCCAATCGCTAATCGTGCTGTTGTCGGTGGTTTGTTTGGCGCAGCACAGCCAACAGCCACAGGAGAGTCAAGATCCGCTAATACCGCTATGGGCGCGGCTGCTGGTGTTGCATTACCTCCAATGATTAACGCCACAGGTCGAGCCATTGCTGGCGCGTCTAACCGTATCGCACCACAAGCCACTCAAGCACTATCTCAAGGGGTAAGTCGTGGTGTCAATGCAGTCAATAACGCAAAGGCTAATGCTATCTCAAAATACCCTGTCTTGGGTGCTGAGGTTGACCCTGCTGCTATCGTTAGCAATTTGCGATCCTCTCGGCTTCCACCTGTCGCACCTATAGACACCCCAAACGCTATGCCTAACCCGACCAATCCTGATGCCGTCAAGATTGCACAACAGGGCGCGGCTGAAATGGGGTTCAAATGGAATGAGTTAAACACAGAAATACAACGCAGGATGGCGGCTAATGCTGATGAGGCGTTAAATTTAGGTAGTGATTTAACGCCTGTACAATTAGCGCGTAAGTCATTATTAGAACATCAAAAATTCATTCCTACGCGTGCTGACGTTACAGGACAATCAGAAGATTTTAGCGTACAAAACTCGTTAATGCTGCATCCTGAAGGTGAGCAATTACGACTTGCTAATGTCGCCAACAATCAGAATTTAGAGCGTAGTATTTTAGGATTAAAGCCTAACGGGGTTGAATCTCTGCCTACGCCACAATACGGAGCGGAAATCCGAAAAGGACTAGGGGTTGATAAAGCCGTTGCTGAAAACAGAACATCAAACTTGTACAATGCAGCGGAAAAAAACGAGGGTGATATTTTAACAAATGCCGATGATTTAGCGGCCATGTTAAAACAACCTGCTTCATTTGCAGTGACTAAAGTTGATTCACCCGTGCGCGAATACTTAAAGGTTATTGGCAAAGATGAAACATTTTTCCCGACTGCTAAAAACGTGAACGCGCAAAACAAGCCTAAAGAATTGACAATGGCGGAATTAAAAACATTACGTCAAATTGTTAATACACGATGGGAAAATGTAGATGATGCCACTCAAAAGCAATTAGGCAGTATTCGCGGCGTATTGGACAAAATGGAGGCTAATCCTAACTCTCCTGCTCCACTTTACACCAAAGCGCGTATTGGTCGAATTGTGCAAGGCAAGAAATGGGAACAGCCTCTTATTGACAAGATATTTGCTCAAGAAAAGGATTATCAAGGCGTTTATCGCTTAGACAATAAAGACCTATTTGATGGCATTGTCAAACACACTTCAAAAGAAGAATTTGCGCCATTATGGGCAAGGATGAACGCACAACAACGCGACTTAACACGCGCTCAATTATCGCAAGAAATGCGGAATGAAGTGTTTAGTAATATGGGGTTAAACGCTGGCGAAGTGCGATTAGAGCAAGGCTCACCTGCTAAAATGATTCGTTATATTGATGATGTTGGCTATGACAAACTAAGCATGATTTATGGAAAAGATACTGCTGATAGGGTGATGCTATTGCAGCGGACATGGAAAGAACTAAGCTCGTCTCCACAGGGTACAAAATCATTCGGTAGTGCGCCTGAAAATACAAAAATGGCAAGAATGATTATCGATATACTTGGTAAGCAAGGTAGAAAAATTCCGTTAGTTGGTGATTTTATTGGCAAAGGCGCAAATGCTGCTAACAAAATGGCAGAACAGCAAGCTGAGGCCGCGAATCGCGCTCTGAATACCAATAGAGCCATTGACCCACAGTTTGACGCAAGAGCGCGTACATTGGGCGCATTGCGTGACTTATCAGCACAACGGGCGGTTGATGCAAGTGCCGCACAAAATAGACGATTAATGCCTGCTGCACAGGGCGGAGTATTTACATTGCAAAACTACATTAACGCATTGCAACAACAAGAGGCTAATCAATAATGGCATACTCTCTATCACCATGGCTCAAGCCTCGCTTCTTTATCACTGGCACTAATCGCCCACTTGCTGGCGGTTTGATGTACACATATAAGGCTGGAACAACCACCAATGCCGCAACGTATAGCGACGATTCAGGAACGCCTAACACTAATCCTATTGTTTTAGATAGTGACGGACAGTGTGACTTGTTTCTTGATGACTCTGTTAGCTACCGCATTATTCTAAAAAACGCATTAGGCGTTACTCAGTTTGATCGTGACCGCGTTGCTAGTATCGGCTCTACTCAAGTTCAATCCGTTAATAACATTGCAGCATTACGATTAAAGACGGGTACAACCACGGCTAATAGTGCGGTGACGCTTGGTTATTACTCACCTGCCGATGGTGGCGGTAATTCGTTTTATTGGTCATCGACAAGTACAGCAACAGACAACGGCGGAACAATCATTAAGCCGACAAGTGTTGGCGGTGCAGGCCGTTGGCTTGCTGTTAATACTTCATACATCACACCAGAAATTTTTGGTGCAGTGGGCGATGGGTCAACTAACGATTATACTGCATTGCAAGGTGCACTGAATCTAGGTAAGCCTATCTATCTTGCACCTTCAAAAGTATATGCAACAGAAACAGGGCTTACAACAGTATCCCCGTATCAAAGAATCATTGGGGCTTGTACAGGATTTAGTACAGACAAGACGCGGGGCAGTTGGCTTAAGTACACAGGTACAACTAACACAGGGGCTTTAGTTTTATGTTCAGCCCCTAGTCATGGTTTTGTACTAGAAGATGTAACGCTAGACTGTAACGATAAAATTTATTATGGGTTATGGCTTAAGGCATTATCAGGACAATCTGTACAAATGCCGTCATTAAACAGATGTAACTATCGCGGATATTTACGCGCTGGATTAGTTTTAGGTTCTAACAATGAAACAACACTAGAGAATGGCGCATTGCAAATGTGTACTATAACGCACCAGTCGTTTTGGGGCGGCGGAGCAAGCGCACCCGATACTACAAAAGTTTATGGTATTTTACTTAATGCCCAGAATTGCGAATTTGCGACAATGATTGGAATGTACTTTGACCCTTTCACGTTTGTTGGCGGTGGACCATACATTAACAACTATAATCATATTAAAGCAGTGTCTGGCGGATTAAACATTAGCGGCATGGTTTCGACTCGTGCTACCAGTTACGCCATTCAAATTGTTGCTAGTAGTTCTTTGATTATTAGCGGGTGGCGTTGCGAGGATATTTATTTAGTAAATTATCCGACCTCTACTGGCTTTCCAGAAAATCCAATCAGTATTAGAAACCTAGACCACCGCGCAGGTTTATCGGGCGGAAATGAAGACGCTATTGTTTTAAAATATAGTGGCGAACAACAGTGCGAAGTTGTCAATTGTCGGGTGACGGGCAATATCGCAATCGGTGGTACTGTTGCAAAATCAGCAACAATCAAAAACATTACATTTAGGGCAGGTGATGCTACGCCTTTTGCTGTTGGAACAGTAACAATCACTGCTCCTGTTATCGCTATTGCAGATTTAGAAGCAACCGCAGGACAACGTACTCTGTACAACCCCAATGCTGTTGAAACGTGGCAAAACGGCGCAACACCGATATATAAAAACAATAAGGGAAGTTTAAGTTATATAAAAGGCTTGAGTGGTACAAACGTACAGTGCAATAATTTATCTGGTGCGCTGTATTTCTTGACAACTACATCTGTTGCCACTGTTACATTTGCAACTGCTGAGGTTGATACAAATTACCGAGTTTTAATGACTGTTAATGGGGTTACTGGTGCGGCTGCTGCTGGCAGCAACCGCGTAAAATCTATTGTAAAAACAATCAATGATTTTACAGTGACATTAGAAGCAGCCCCTGGCGTGGGATGCGACACAACTTTTGCATGGATGATTGTTAGGTAAAATATGTGTAATTGTTTCAGCATTTGCAGTTAAAACAACAACTTGCAAATGCTGAAATGTGTTATACACCGATGATAGGTGTCTATTTCCGAGTTAGATACTCATAGCCAGTTGTTTAGTGGCCATATCAAATCTAGCTTT